TTGAAAATATGTTTTATCAGGTAAAAAATATACCCGATTCCGTAAAAGATGTATCTGAAAGCACACGGACGGTAAAGGTTGCCATCTCACACACAGGGTCACTTGATCTTGATGGTGATGTAATTGATCCCGGAGCGTTCACTAAGACAATCGCTGAAAGAGGCCCGGCTAAGGCTAACCTGATATGGCATTTAACAGACCACAACCCTTCTTTGAAATCAGCCGTTGGTAAGTTCAAAGAACTGTACATGGATAACGGCTATTTGGTTGGTGTGACTGAAATACCGAATACTACGTGGGGAAATGATGTACTGGAGTTTTACAAGTCCGGTCATATCAATCAGCACAGTATCGGGTTTCGTACAATTAAGCGTGAGCCAATGAACGCAGGGCAGCCTGATGAATACAATCTGATTAAAGAGGTTCTTTTATACGAGGGTTCCAGCGTTCTGTGGGGTGCCAATCCCAACACCCCTACTCTTGGCAAGGCATTGACAAAAGACGAAGAAGCAAAGGAATTGAGCAGCGAAATGGAGTTGCTTATTAAGTCGCTCCGTAACGGTTCATATACCGATAACGCTTTTGAACTGATCGAAACAAGATTAAAACAAATTCAGCAAAGGATAAGTGAATTAACCACTCAACCCGTACAGGTTACAGTTGAGCCGGATAACGAAGCCGAAAAGCTGAAAGAAGCAATACAATTATTAACTATCAAACATTTTGGATAATGGAATTAAAAGACATTCAAGATGCTTTCAATCCTATGATTGAAGCACTAAAAAAAGAGGCTGCTCAAAATGAGCAAAAACACGCTGCTGCCGTTGCAGAGATCAACGAAGAAATGAAGAAGCAGGGCTCAAGTGCTGCTGAAATCAAATCTGCCGTTGACAAATTAAACGAAGAAATCACAGTTATAAAAGCTGCAAAAGGCCGTGAAGGTTTTGGCGGTGGAAAAGTAAAATCTTTTGCTGAGGAAGTGAAAGAAGGCCTGGAAAGCGTAAAGGATCACCTGGCTAACTTTAAAGGTGGCCGTGAAGAAATCCTGTTCAGCGTTAAAGCTGTTCAGAATATGCTTTCTTCTACTACCCATACAGGAGATTTAGACATTACCCGTCTGAACAACTCCCCTGCTTTTGGTCAGTTTTCTAATCACCTCCGTGCAATTTTGAGTGTGTTTGCCTCTCAGTCTGATGTGGTGAACTATGCACAGGAAGTTGTGCCTGCTGGTGAAGGTTCATTCGGTACACAAACTGAAGGATCTGCTAAGACGCAGATTGATCTCGATACAAAGATGATCACTTTGAACCTCACTACTGAAGCTGCTTTTGTTAAGGTGAGCCGTCAGATGCTGCGTAACCTGTCATTTTTGAGCCAATACATCAACTCTCAACTGGTAGAAAAATTTGCCCGTCACGAAGATGTGAAGTATCTGAATGCTATCGCTGCTTCTGCTACCGCTGGTTCTACTTCTGCTACTGCCACAGTGGAGAAGATCATTGACTACATCGCACAGCTTTACGCTGCTGGTCATATGCCTAACGGTATCATGACTACTGCTGCCGGATGGAGTTCATTGATGAAAACAAAGCCCAACGACTACGGTACACCTGCCAATGTTGTTATTAGTCCTTCTGGTCAGGCCGTGATCAACGGTATCCCTGTTTATGTGAACCAAAGCGTTACTGCTGGTAAGGTGTATGTAGGTGACTGGTCTAAAGCCATCATTGCACAAAGTGAAGCGTTCAATATCCGTACTTCTGAATTTGATCAGGACGATTTTGTAAAGAACCTGGTTACAGTACGTGCCGAAGCTGCTATCGGATTGATTGAACTGGCTCCTACTGCTTTCGTTTACGGAGCGTTCTAAGTTTTGTTTTCATACGTTGTAAGATTTACCATGACGAAGCCTCCTCTTTAGGGGGTTTCTTTTTTAGTTGACAAAAAGAAAAATAAAACGTGTATTGATGGAGTAAATTTGAACAGTATGAAAACGATCTGTTTAACTCTTCATCGTTGGCAGGAAGCACATACGGAACTAACCCGGATAGGTATAAAACCTGATAAGTTCCCTGCCATTTACAACGAAGACCCGGTAAAGTCATTTAATCAATCCAAACAAAAAATACTTAGTTCTATTACTGAGAAGACATTAGTGGTGGAAGATGATGTACAGTTTATCAATGTGGAATTTTGGATGGATATTTTTAACGATGCTCCTAAAGATTTTGATCTGTTGTATTTGGGTGGTAATGTGATTGAACCAAATAACAAGAGGGTAAGTGAGTATTGGTGGCAATGTACTGACACATGGACAACTCACGCTATTATCTACTCATTTGAAGGAGCAAAAAAGATACTTGAATTGTGGGATGGTGAGTTGATTTATGATGAATTTTTACGAAGGAATCAACCAAGATTAAAGGCTTTCATTTGTAAGCCATTTTTAGCTGTTCAAAGGCCTGGTTATTCTTCCCTTCAAAACCAGATGGTAAACTACTCACACATATTTGAAGAAGCGCAAAATAAGTTGATATGAGATTCTTGTGGGCAATACATTTATATCCTCCCAAACACAACGCCGGGGCGGAAGCAATGGCGCACACGATCAACCGCTACCTACTATCAAAGGGTCATTCGGTTCGTGTCATTCATTACGATGCAGAAAAGTACCGGATCAATCAGATGTACGATTTTGAAGGGGTGACAGTATTTACACAAGAACAGGAACGAGTATTGTTTGAGTGGGCGGATGTGGTGTTAACCCACTTAGACTATTCCAAACGTGCCATCTGGACGGCTGCACAATACGGGAAAAAGTGTTATTGGGTGGCCCACAATGATATCCCTTATGGATCGGTTCGGGATGGGGTCGGTGATTTACGGGTAATCTATAATGCCGAATGGGTAAAGAATAAACTTAATCACCAATGGCCTTCGTTTGTGTTCCCGCCTCCGGTGGATAGTTGGTACAAGTGCGAGGATAAAGGACGCAATTACATTACTCTGATCAACTTAAACGATAACAAAGGGGCTAATTATTTCTATTCATTGGCAAAGAAGCTGCCGCAATATCAATTCTTAGGGGTTAAAGGAAGCTATGACGGACAGATCATTCAAAACCTACCCAATGTTACCATCTGGAACAATACTCCCGATATTCGGAAAGTGTATGAGGTAAGCAAAATAGTGTTGATGCCATCGCATTACGAATCATGGGGCAAAGTGGCAAGTGAAGCCATGTTAAACGGGATTGCTGTCATTGCTAACCCTACACCTGGATTGAGCGAGAATGTTGGCAAAGGTGGGTTATTGATTAACCGTAAAGACACTGCTAAATGGAAGGAAGAAATTGCCAAGCTGATGGAGGATGATAAATACTATCAGAAATGGTCTAAAGCGGCATTAAAGCGGGCGAAAGAGCAGGTCCCTGATTTGGATGGGTTGGAGCAGTTTCTCACAAGTTGACAATCCTCAATTCAACCCCTATCCTATTATCTAATTTAGGGGTATGTTTAAGATAATTGACATATCTATTACTGACGATACAAACGAGCCTATCACACTTGCACAGGCAAAAACGTTTTGCCGTATTGATACCGAGGATGAAGATGATTTGATTACCGACCTTATTACTATCGCAAGGGAGAAACTGGAACGCTACACCTCACGGTCATTAGTTTCTAAAGATATTGTTTTGACGGTGGAAGCAAATGAACCGTTTCCCCTTCCCTACCCAACATTAGATGAGATCACAAGCGTAAAGCTATTACAAGGGTTAAATTCAGACGGCACAAACGACTGGCAGACATTGATAGGTTCGGACTATCAGGTATTAGGTACAGATATTTCCACTTTATACCCTCCTTATCATGGGGTCTACGAAGTAACCTATTCCACCACTCCCACAACAGACAAAGCAATTTTACACGATGTAAAACGGGTTTTATTGTGGTTGTACGAAAATCGTGGGGACGATAGCGATAATATGCCCGATGAGTTATTAAGCAACGCTAAACATAAACGAATTTTATCATGGGTATAGGAGTAGCGAGGCCGGTAAAGATTGTGATTCTTACGGAACAGACGGGAGCAGATGGAATTGAACCGTTAAGCGAAGAAGTGGCTAATACTTCTGCCCAAATTAACTATATTTCACAGAACAGGCAGTTTGCAGACAGTAGGGGAAGCTATCAAACAACATACGAGTTTATAATTAGGTACAGTTCAACCATTGATGCGGTGCTGAATTACAACTGCATGATTGAATACAACA